TTACTGTACGACCAGAACACAGGTCGGTTAGTTGTTTATGAAGACACCTTTGGAGATTAATTATGACACTTCTTATTGATGCTGATTGGTTGATATTTTCAAGCTGCTGTGCCTGTCAACAAGACACGCAATGGAATGAATGGGAGCATACATTACATAGTGATGTAAGAGACTGCCTTAATCTGATAGAAAACAGGTTAGATGTTTACAGAACTATTGCAGAAACCAAGCATGATATTGTCATGTGCTTTACTTCTTACCCTACATTTAGACATGAAATATTTCCTGAGTACAAAATTAACAGGATAGGAAAACTAAAACCCTTGGCTCTTAAAAATACAATCAACAAAGTAAAAGAAAGATATGAATGTATTACTTATCCAAACCTTGAGGGTGATGACGTACTTGGATTACTTGCAACTAATGGTAGGTATGACAATCCTATTATCGTGTCAGTCGATAAGGACATGAGAACTATTCCTTGCAAGCTACTTGCAGCAGAAGAAGTAGAACACATTACACAAAAGAAAGCGAACAGACATTGGTTTGAAATGTCTATGGCTGGTGATGCTGGTGACGGAATACAAGGTATTAAAGGTATGGGTATGGTTACAGCAAGCAAGACATTGGCTGATACACCAGATACTATTGAAGCTTTATGGGATAAGGTATCTAAGACTTACATAAAAAAAGGGCATACATTAGCTGATGCCATACTCAATGCAAGACTAACAAGAATACTTAGAGAAGGAGATTATAACTATCAGACAGGCGAAGTAAATCTTTGGAAGCCGTAAGGAAAACCCTAAAACGAGCCACAGTTCTAAGGTTTTCTTACGCTTTACCAATGGGAAACCACCCCCATTACAAATCAGATTAGCATATATATATACACAAAGGTATTTATATTTTCAAATTATGAACTACTATAATAGTAGTTTCAATCTAAACTTTGGGTCTGAAGTTACCACCTATTACTGATGATTTAATTCAAGGCTTAGATGAAGTCTTCCCAAATCGTCATCCTGACTTATCTTTATCTGATAGAGAAATATGGTATCGTGCAGGGCAAAGGTATGTTGTCGATTATCTAATTGAACAACAAAAAAGACAACGTGAAACTATGTTAAACAACAAAGTTTTGGATTAGTAACTATGTGTTTCTTTGGAGGAGGAGGTAGGGCTACACCTGCACCTAAAAAAGCTGAATTTAAAGATGCTCCACCTGTTGTAGAGGGAGAGCAGAAGGATGTTAAAGATCCTATTAACACAGCTAAAGTTACTGAACAACTAAAACTTAGAAGGAAAAAGAAAGAAGCTGGTACTCTTAAAGATAACGATAGAGAGTTATCTAACATAAGACTTGCTGGTGACTTTACTAATTCATCAAGGTATTAAACAATCATGTGTTTTTTCAGACAACCACCCCCACCCCCACCCTTACCTGATCCCGAACCAGTAGCACCTAAGGCAGAGAAGACTGCTGAACAGGTAGTAACTGGACAACAAAGAACCGTTGCCAAAGAAGAAAGGAAAGGTAGAACTATTGCTGCTGGTAAAAGGCAACTTAAAAGAAGAGGTACAGCTTCATTAAGAATACCTTTGTTAGCAGGTGGTCAGACTACTAGATCAGGCAACTTAAATACACCAGTTTAAATATGGAATACAAATCTTCTGAAGTCACTACAGCAGCAGGACTCTATGAACAAATGGCATCTGAAAGATCTACTTATCTTAGAGAAGGTCAAGAGTCCAGCAAGTTTACCTTGCCTTATCTAATACCAGAGACAGCAGGTGGTAGTGGCTCTAGGAGAAGTAGGATTAAAACACCTTATCAATCTATTGGGGCTGCTGGTGTAAACAGTTTAGCTGCAAAACTTTTGACAGGTCTTTTTCCTACAAACATTCCTTTCTTTAAATTAGTATTAGATCAAATAAAAATAGCTCAACAAGAAGGTGGGCAGGAAGCAGTAACAGAAATAGATAAAGCTTTGCGTAAAGTAGAAGCTGCCTTAATGAGAGAGATAGAAGTATCAAACGATAGAGTAGCAATGTTTGAAGCACTCAAGCATTTGATAGTAGGTGGTAATGTTTTACTTTATTTAACTGATGAAGGCTTACAAGTATATCCATTAGAAAAGTATGTATGTAGAAGAGATCCAAATGGAAATACTTTAGAAATTATTATTAAAGAAACTATTAATGGTAAAGCTTTACCTGCTGACTTCTTATTAAAATTACAGGAGAAAGCAAAATATACAGATCAAACTGTAGAAGAAGACTTAGATATTTATACACACGTTAAAAGAGATGGTGACTTTTTTAACTGGCATCAAGAATGTAAAGGAGAAAGAATACCAAACACAGATGGAAGAGCTAAGAAAGATGTAAACCCTTTTATAAATCTTAGGTTCACAAGGTTGAGTGGTGAAAGTTACGGAAGGGGGTACGTTGAAGAGTATCGTGGCGACTTGATTTCTTTAGAAGGTTTGATGAAAGCAATAATAGAAAATGCTGCTGCGTCTGCTCGTACAGTTTTTCTTGTAAATCCAAATGGTACAACAAGGGCAAGCGTATTAGCTAAAGCACCTAATGGAGCTATAAGAGAAGGCAATGCTCAAGATGTATCTGTCTTACAAGTGGGTAAGGGGGCAGACCTACAAGTATCTTTTACAGCAGTACAAAGAATAGAACAAAGATTACAGTATGCTTTCTTGATGGCTAAAGCAGTACAGCGTGACGCTGAAAGAGTAACAAGTACAGAGCTAAAGATACTGACACAGGAACTAGAGTCAACGCTTGGTGGAATCTACTCTATCCTGAGTTCCGAGTTACAGCTACCTTACCTAAGAAGACGTATGCACTTACTTGTTAGGTCAGGCAAAGTACCGCAACTACCTGATGATATAGTTGGTATCTCTATTATTACAGGTCTTCAAGGTCTTGGAAGAGGGCAGGATAAAGAGAAGCTTATAGAATTTATTACGACAATGGCACAAGCTTTAGGTGCTGATGTTATGAGACAGTACATAAATCTTGATGAAGCCATTAAGAGACTAGCTACAAGTATTGGCATTGAAACTGATACCTTGATAAAATCAGGTGAACAGATAGCTCAGGAGCAGCAAGCAGCACAGCAACAAGAACTTATTAGAAGTCTTGGTAGTGCTGCTGTTGACTCACCTTTGCTTGATCCTAAGAAGCAAGCTGAAGCAGGTCTAATCTCACAACAAATTGATAACAATGCCCAACAACAAGAACAACCCATCTAAAAAAACCACACAAAAAAAAGAGGAAGAAGTAAAATATATACCACCTGAAAATGCTGTAGTCAGTAGGCTAGGGCAGACTGAAGAAGTTAAAAAATCTGGCAAGTCTGGTAGTGTTGTTACTAGACATGGCAGTACAATTCACTATAGTTAAAAGAAAAAACCACTATGACATCATCACAAGTACAAGCTAACGAAACACCACCAATGTCTGCACAAGACATTGAAAGTTTAAAAGATGAAAACGGACTGTATGCTGGCAAGTTTAAAACTGTAGAAGATATGGTTAGTAGTTACAAAGAACTAGAAGGCAAGCTTGGTGCTATAGATGAAAGCAAAGCTGAAGACCAACCAGAAGAATCTACAGAAGAAACATCAGATGAAGAATATAACCCTTCTGAAATTTATGGTGATGGTCTAGCTTCTGTATTAGAAGAAGTTGGTATTGACCCACAAGTTATATCTAAAACATTTGAAGATACAGGAACTATAACTGAAGATGATTACAGCAAATTAGCTGAAGCAGGTTTTTCTAAACAAGTTATAGATACATACTTAAATGGATTAGGAGGTAATACTGGTACACCTGCTGCTGATATACAACAAAGTCAATTAGAAGATATACAGTCTGTTGTAGGAGGAGAAGAAGGATATGCCAAGCTTAGAGAGTGGACACAAAAGAATGTACCAGACGCAACACTAAAAGCCTTTGATAGTATTTTAGATACACAAGATCCTACTATGATTAAGGTTGCAGTACAGGGATTTGCTGCACAGATGCGAGCTTCCGAAGGTTATGAACCTCAACTTATAAATGGAAGAACACCTGCTTCTCAAACAAATACATTTAAAACACAGGCAGAAATTACTAAAGCTATGTCTGACCCTAGATATGGTAAGGATGAAGCTTATACATTATCTGTTTATGATCGAATGAAAGATTCTAAGGTACTAGGCTAATGGCTAACAAACCTACAAATCCAACCCTGTATGCAAAGATAAAGGCTAAAGTAAAAGCAAGGGTCAAGAAATGGCCTAGTGCTTATGCAAGCGGTCAGCTTGTTAGGCAATACAAAGCAGCAGGAGGAGGTTACACTAAAGCATGAAAAAACTATCAGCCAAACAAAAGAAAAGTCTTGATAAAGATGGTGATGGTAAGCTTTCTAAAAAAGATTTTTTATTAGTCCGTCAACTTAAAAAGAAAAATGGCAAAGCTAACTCTTAGTCAAATGCGTACTCTGAAAAAACATTCAGAGCATCATTCAAAAAAACACATGGATGAAATGAAAAAGAATATGCGTAGTGGTATGTCTTTTAAAAAAGCACATACTATAGCTCAAAAGAAAGTAGGCAAATGAGTCTTGATAGATGGTTCAAAGAGAAATGGGTAGATGTCAAAACAGGTAAACCCTGTGGACGTAAGAAAGGAGAGAATCGTGGCTACCCTGCTTGCAGACCATCTAAAAGAATTAGTAGTAAGACACCTAAAACTGCTAGTGAATTAAGCAATAGAGAAAAGTTAAAGTTTAAACGATCAAAAACTAGCGGTAAACGAATAAGTTATAACCATAAAAGACGACAAAAAACAGCATAACTGTTATATTTTATTTAACTACTCTTATCTGTAGTTCATGTCTCCACGCAGAAAAACTTTATCTCTCAGAAAAAAGGACAAAAATCCTACAGGAGGTTTGTCTGAAAGTGGGAGAAGAAGAATAAATGCTGCTACAGGTTCAAAGTTGCAACGACCTGTCACTAAAAAAAGTGGACTGACACCTAGAGAAAAAGCAAGAAAGAAATCTTTTTGTGCAAGGATGTCGGGTGTCAAAGGAGCAATGAAAGACAGCAAAGGTAGGCCAACTAGAAAAGCACTTGCACTACGCAAGTGGAAATGCTAGTTCTCTTAAATACAAATCTAAATATCATAGTGCCTGATACGTCAGATACCGCTTTGAGAAAAGAGAAGTAAAGACAGAGACAGTACAAATTATTTACAACACTTACTAAACAGATGGCTAACGCAACTGTAAGTAGGCTCGGTCTTGTTAATAATTCGGGTACAAACTTTGACGAACTTTTTTTGAAAATTTTCTCAGGAGAAGTTCTGACATCTTTTGCCCAGAATAATATTTTCAACGAGCAACTACATTCTGTCAGAACAATTAGTTCTGGAAAAAGTGCCAGTTTCCCAGTTTTAGGAACTGCGACTGCTGCGTATCATACAATCGGCACTCCCCTCGTAGGAGCAAACCAGATTAAGGCTAATGAGAAGATCATCAACATAGATGATATGCTCATTGCTCAAGCAGTAATCGCAAGGCTGGACGAATTGAAGAACCATTATGATGTTCGTGCAACTTATTCTGCTGAATTAGGTAAGGCTCTGGCTAGGACATACGATCAAAACGTAGCGAAGGTAATAGCTAATGCGAGTCGTGCATCAACTACTCTTAGTGGTGGAGATGGCGGTTTTGTTCTTACCCTTGCTTCTGGTAATACAGCTTCAGCTAACGTAACTGGTGATGAACTTGTAGCAGCTATCTATGATATTGCTGAAGAGTTCGATAAGCGTGACATTCCAAGCACAGATAGATTCTGTGTGTTACCACCAGCAGAATTTTATAAGATTCCTGAATCTGCTACTAGAGTTATGAACACAGATTTCAACCCACAGGGTAATGGATCTGTTGCTGCTGGTACAGTTACACAAGTAGCTGGCATCCCTATCATGATGTCTAACAACGTACCACAATCTAACGTAGGCTCTAATCCTTCAGGTGCTAATAATGCCTATAACGGAGATGACAGCAAGACGCTAGGTTTGGTATTCCATAAATCAGCAGTCGGCACAGTCAAGTTGCAAGACATGACAACTGAGATCTCAGGTGCAGACTACGGAATTATGTATCAATCAACATTGATGATCGCCAAGTACGCACTTGGTCATGGAATCCTTAGACCAGAGTGTGCAGCAACAATTAAATTGTCTTCTTCATAATCTACCTAAATGATTAAAATGGGGTATTCTATTATTAGATACCCCTTTTTTTATGCCTAATAAACCTACTAAAAAGAATAAGAAAAAGAAGTCTGGTAAACTTAAAAGTAAATTGATGTCTCTTAAGATGTCTAAATCAAGTTATTAAACAATGGCTGTAGCTGCAACCACAGAACTTGACTGTATTAATATTATGCTTGCTGCAATAGGCGAAGCACCTATTAATACTTTGACAGGTACTTTACCTGTAGATGCTAAGACTGCACAAAAAACTTTAACTGAAGTAGATAAAGAAATACAAAGTGAAGGCTGGTCTTTTAATCAGGAATTTAATGTAGTCTTTACTAGAGATGCTAATAATGAAATTACTATTGGTGCTGATGTTTTAAAAGTAGATGCTAATGTTTTCGATCATCCTACTATTGATGTCATACAAAGAGGTTCAAAACTTTACGACAGAAAAAATAATACTTTTGTCTTTGATGGTGATTTAACTTGTAATGTCACATACTTTAGAAACTTTGATGAAATACCAGAACCAGCTAGAAGATATATAAACATCAGAGCAGCTAGAATTTTTGTTGATAGATTAGTTGGTGATGATGGTCTTAGAACTTATACAGGACAAGATGAAGCTAGAGCAAGAGCTAATTTATTAGATAGTGATTATGACAATGCAGATCATAATGTTTTAACAGGTGATCCAAACCTTAATAATGCAATGAATACCTTTACACCTGCTGATGTTCTTAATAGGTAAACATGGGAATTGTATCAAGAGCTATACCTACTTTATTAAGAGGTGTATCGCAAGCATCTGATTCTTCTAAGCAGTCAGATCATGCTGATATACAAGACAATGCTGATAGTAACCCTGTTGTGGGTTTAGTAAAAAGATCAGGCATACAACATATTACAAACCTATCTACCAGCACACTAGGTAATGTTCATATTCAAACTATTAATAGAGATGTTAATGAGCAGTATGTAGCAATTTTCAGTAATGGTAATGTAAAAGTTTATGAGTTAGATGGTACAGAAAAAACTGTAAATAAACCTGATGGCACAACATACTTAAATACATCAAATCCAAGAAATGAAATTAAGACTGTAACTATTGCTGACTTTACTTTTGTTGTAAATACAAGCGTTACAACTGCAATGGACACAACTTTGTCTGCTGGCAATATTACACAAGCAGTAATTTTTATAAAACAAGTTTCTAATGATACTGTCTATACTGTGACTGTAGATGGAGTTACCGTAACTGATGACACAACTAACGATTCTTCTTTAAGTACTGCACAAGTCGCTACTGATCTAGCTAATGGCTTGAGTAGTGGACTTAGTGGTTTTAATATTGCTAGAAACGGTAGTGTAATTCATGTCAAGAAAGCAGATGGCAGTAATTTTTCTATAGATGGAAGTGATACTCAAGGTAATACACAACTACAAGTTGTAAAAAACTCAGTACAAAGATTTACAGACTTACCTACAGTTTCACCTAATGGCTATGTAGTAGAAGTAAAAGGAGATGAAAACACTAACTTTGATAATTACTATGTAAAATTTGTAACTAATAACGGAGGTACGTTTGAAGAGGGGCAATGGGAAGAGACTATAGAAGCAGGAATACCTTTTAAATTTAACTATTCAACTATGCCCCATGTCTTGATAAGACAGGCTGATGGTAACTTTAGATTTGCAAGAGTTGATGGTGATACATATACAGTTAGTGGTCAATCTTTTGAACTGCCAAAGTGGGGAGAACGTACAGCAGGTGATGAAGAGTCAGCTTTAGATCCATCTTTTATAGGAAGAAATATAAACAATGTATTTTTCTTTAGAAATAGATTAGGCTTTTTAGCTGATGACAACGTAATACTATCTAATGTTTCAGAGTTCTTTAACTTTTTTCCTGATACAGTCCTGACTGTAGTTGACTCACACCCTATTGATGTAGCTGCTTCTCATACAAAAGTTGCGATTTTAAAACACGCAGTCACTATGGGAGAACAATTAATATTATTTTCTGAACAAACACAATTTGTTTTAAGTAGTTCAGCAGATAACTTAACACCTACTACAGCTAACGTACTTGTAGCTACTGAGTTTGAATCTTCAGATGATGCTGCTCCTGTAGGTTCTGGTAGTTCTATTTATTTCTTAACTAAGAAAGGTACTTTTGCTGGTGTAAGAGAATATATAACTCAAACAGATGTAACGTTGAAAGATGCTGCAAACATAACTATTCATGTACCAAGACTTATACCAAGTAATATTTTTAAGCTGGCAGTCTCTAATAATCAAGATATATTAGTCTGCTTGGGTACTGATAATCCAAATAAATTATTTATAAATAGATGGTTATTTGGTGGGCAAGGTCAAAAGGTTTTAAACAGTTGGTTTACTTTTACTATCAATCCAAATAGACGTATAAAAAATATTGATTTTATTGGTACTGATTTGTTTTTAGTAATAGAAGAAGATAATGTGGTGACTTTAGAAAAGTTACCTTTTGAATCTGATTTCAAAGAAACTAATTCAGAGTTTGAATTTCATTTAGATCATAAAGTAACAGAAGGAAGTACAGGAGTTTCTATAGCTTTCAATGCAGGTACTAATAAAACTACATTTACACTTCCTTATAGATTAAGAGGAGAGATGAATGTAGTTGGCAGGTATCTTGCATCAGGAGAAACCAGCACTTTTGTTGACCCTAATGGCACTACACAAACTTTAAAACCAGCAACTATTATTCAAACTACAAATCTAACTAATGGTAGTACAACAACTATAGAAGCAGAAGGAGACTATAGAAATGCAAAAGTAATTATAGGAGAACCATACGATATGCACTATAGATTTAGTAAGCAAAGAATAACAGAATCACCTCAACAAAATAGTGCAGAGATTATTAGTTCAAGACTGCAACTACATCATTTTTATATAAAGTTTGAAAAAAGTGGTTTCTTCCAAGTAGAAGTAACACCAGAAAATAGAGACACCAGTACACATAAATTTAGTGGTCGTTTGTTAGGTGCTGCTTCATCTGCTATAGGAGAACTAAACCTAGAGACAGGTACATTTAGAGTGCCAATAATGAGTAGAGCAGATAGAGTTGATATAGATGTAAAGAATAAAACTTTTTTACCTACACTTTTAGCAAGTGCAGAATACGAAGCTATGTTTCACATGAAGAGCAGGAGAATGTAGATGGGTCACATGAGAAAATGTACACTAAAAGACTTGAATCATGTAAGTAAAAACATGAGAGATATAGACAGATTAGAAGCTTTATATCAAACTAATATGGACGCTGATGCAGCTTTACGAATTTCTTATTTAGCTAGTAAAACAATTATGGCGATCTGTGGTGATAATGATAATCCTATAGGCATCTGTGGTGTTACTCAGAATGGTTGTATTTATATGGTTGCAACAGAAGAATTGTTTGGCAATGATAAATATAAAATACAATTAATAAGACAAGGTAGAAAATGGGTTGATGAATTGCTGGAATCATATAAAATTTTATACAATGTAGTATATGCTGATAACAAGAAAGCTATGAAATGGTTAGAGACATTAGGCTTTGAATTTACTAGGTATCATGAAGAGTATGGAGAACATAAAAAACCATTCTATGAGTTTATGAGGATAGCCTAATGTGTTTTATTGCTTTAGGAACTGCTCTAAGTGCTGGTACTTTAACAGGTGGTGCAGCAGGACTGTTTGGTGGTGCTTTAGCTCTTAGTGCTGTTACAAGTGTTGCTGGTGCAGCTTCTAAAAATAAAATCGCTAGACAGCAAGCTTCATACGCATATCAGGCAGCAGAAAGGACAGCTTTATCTGCGGATGCTGCTCTTGCAGCACAACAAGAAGCACTTAACTCTCAACTACTTGAAAGACAAGCTGATGCAGGACAAAAAAAATTAGGTAAAACTATTGAAGGATTACAAGCTAGAGGTAGAGTAGCAGCTACCGAAGGCAGATCAGGCAGGTTGATGCAGTTAATACAAATGGATGTTGATAGACAAACTGCTATTTTAAGAGAAACTATAGATCAATCATTAGAATCTGCTGAAGCACAGTATGGAAGAGATGTTGCTGCTATAGTTGCACAAAGAGATAGTCGCAGGAATCAAGCTATGGATATACAAAATAGAGGATATACACAAGCAATGCAAAACTATCAAGGACTACTACCAACTATTGCTAATGTTGCTTCGACAGGTTTGCAAACTTATATGGCTGTTACTAAATGACTTATTCAGGTTTTCAATCATTTACATCACCTAGAGATACTTTTGTTACGCAAAGTACACAACCTGCTATTAATACACAAGATGCTTTGTCTCAAGTAGCACAAGCATTATCAATTATAGAACCTCAATTACAAAAGTTTATAGTAAACAAAATTACAGATATTAAAGAAGGTGAAATTGCAGAAGCAGAATCAGCAGGAGAGAGAGCAGGTTCAGATGGATTTACAGCACAAGAAAAATTATTATATCCAACAGAAATTGATTTAGAAACAACGCAAGGACAGATAGCACAAAAGCTTAATAATCTTACAAAACAAGGTAATAAAGAAGAAGCAGCATTTGTTAGAGGTCAAAACCCTTGGTATGCTCCTGCTTTTTACAAAGCAAAGTCAAAAGCTTTAGGTCTTAATTTAAAAAATGCTTGGATTAAAGAATTAGAAACCACAAGAATTGTTGATCCTGCTGACGGAGAAACTAAATCTTTAGCTGCTTTTCCTTTTTCTTCACCGCAAGTACAAGAATATATAAGTAACAAAAGAAATGCAAGAGTAGAACAGCTTGATATGCCAGAATATTATGTAAAAAAATATTTTTTAGGACAAATAGATACTGGTATAAAAGGATTTCAAGCTAAACACGCTGTAGCTAATAGTGCATATAAAGTAGATAAATTAAAAAAAATGGGAGCAGTTCAGTTAGATCAAATTATAGCATCATATTTTATAGATGAAACCGAAGACAGAGCATTTATAAAGAATGAACTTAAATTATTTGTAGAAGATCTTAGATCTCAATATGTAGGAGAAGAATTTACAAAAGAGATGGGTAACTATACAGATCAAATAATGAATTTTGCTGTACTAATGGCTAATAATAAATCAGGAGGAATGTCTAGGTTTACAGATGCAAGAGAATTTTTAAATGAATTTACTACTTTATTTCCAACATACTCTTTAGGAACAAAAAAAGTACCTGATGGCAAAGGTGGTTTTAAATTAGTTAAAGTAGAAAATACTAGAAACTCTATTACTAACACTAAAGAATTTAGAAAGAAGTTAAATACAGCTTTAAGTGCTATAGATAAAGCAGAAAATAGATTTTATGATTACAAAGATAAAATACAAGAAAACGAAAATATAAATAGAGCTAGAGAAATACTTAGCAAAGAAAATGCTTCAGATGATGAAAAAGAAGAGTTAAGAGTTCTTCAGTCACAAGACAAAGCAACTAGAACTTTTGTAGCAAACAATCAGGAAACTATTGCTAAAGATAGTATATTGCAACAACAGTTGATTACTAACAGAATAGATAATGGAGAATATAACAACAAACAATTAGCTCTTGCATATATTAACCTTGCTTATGAGCAAAGTTTTCAAACTCCTGCTGATTTAGAATGGAAAAGAAAATCAATAAAAGATTTAGATACAAGTTTAGATGGAGAGAGAAGATTTGCTGATAGTGTATCTTCAAAAATTATTACCAATTTAGAAAGAATTTATACCAAAAGATCAGATTTAGATTCTGATGAATTAGATAGGATTGAAAATTTACTTTTTACAATACCAAAAAAAATTAGAGATTACAAAACAACTAAAAGATTATTTGGAGACAATCTTCAGGTCAATGAAGAAGGAATAGAAATAGACGTTCCGAGATACCCTACAGATACAGAAGTTATAGACTTTGGAGATAAAGTACAAGACCAATCAAAAAGAATTATTCAAGGCAATAGAACACTCCAAAGTTTTGCAAGTCCAGAAGCAGTAAACAATGAAACTCTACAAAAAGAAATAAATACAAAAGTACAAAAAGAAAGAATTAGAACATTAAGACTTACAGTTGGAAGTTTGTATGCTAACTCCGATATAGATGACCAAGGTTTAAAAATAAAACCTAGTCTTGCAGATGTTGAAGAACAGTATGACTATGCAGGAGAAATATCTATTGATGAAATATTTGAAACTTACAAAGATGGACAAGGGAACTATGACCCTTTATACAAAGATGACTTAAGACAGTTTTTAAAAAGAGTTGATTTAAGTAATGAAGAAATCGAAGCTTATGGTTTGCGTGAGTTTGTAGTTGAACCTTTACAAATTGAATATGATAAATTTATTAAATCTAAAAATAAAAAACTTATAAATACAGATGATAATGTTCCTCCAGTAGTGACAGATGATAATAATCCTCCAGTAGTGACAGATGATAACAATGAATTTAAAAAAGCAAATGATAAAGATGAAATTGTAAATCCTAAAGATTTAAACAAAGTACAATTACCAATTAATGATGTACAAATAGCACAAGGTCAAAAGATCATATCAGATGTAATTTCAAACCTTGGAGGACAAGAAGGCGATCTTATAGCTATGGCTAATACACCACAAACTGAACAAACAACTTACACAGTACAAAGTGGCGATAATTTAAGTGCTATAGCAGACAAGTATGAAGGTATTAGTTATCCAGAAATAATAGAATTTAATAACTTTACAGAAGAACAAGCAAACAATTTAAGTATCGGACAAAAAATACGCATACCACAACCAAAACCAAGAGAAAGTAAAGAAGTATTAGTAGGCAGGTTAAACAAAGTATTAGAAGACGTTGATACAAGACAAAGGTTTAGTCAAGAAACAATTAAACAAATGTTGTCGGCTGTAGGTTTTAATGATGAACAAACTAGAATTATGGGTGCTGTTGCTATGGCAGAATCAGCAGGAGATAGTAACGCTGATACAGTTAAGTCTGGTTTAGACCCACTTAAGAAAAAAGAGTTCTCTCTTGGTCTAATGCAAATTAACATGCTACCTGAATTTTTAGAGGAAAGATTACCATTATTTGAAATAGAATCTACAGATGAGCTATATGACCCTATTATTAATGTTATAGCTGCAAAACGTCTGTATGATAGATATGGTTTTGAAGCTTGGGAGTCATATAACACAGGCAAGTACAAAGAATTTTTAACTGACTAACTATGCAAGAACTAAATCCTCAAGATCAAGCAACACAAGATGTTGAAACAGTTAAAGAAGAGCTTGTTGCAGCAAATCCAAACTTAGAGCTTAGACCAAAGCCTACATTGCCTACAGAATCAATAGATGAAAATATAAAAGAAAATCAAATAAAAGATCAAATACAAATAGAAAAAGAAGTAAGTCCAGTTAATGAATCTGAAACAGAAAAAGTAGGTAGATTTAAAAAAGACAAGTTAAATGATGATGCTTATATTGCAAGCGTACAAAAACAATTTCAGGAAGAACAAGAAGCTATTTTGGCAAGTGGTAAAAAGAATAGCGAAATAAATAAAATGATATATGAAAGTCGAGATAACTTTGCATCAAAAGTTAAAAGAGGGCTAGTAAATGGTCTTATACAAAATGTTAATAATATTTATGAACTTGGAGATGATGTAGTCGATTTAATACTTGGTGATATATACGATAGTAATAGAACAGAAGATTTTGAACTTATACCACTTAAAAGCAATTTAAACGATAGAAGTGCTTTAAGTAATTTAGTTGGAGGGTTTACAGAAACCGAAGATGATAGAAATAGTCTTTCTTATGGTACAGCTAAAACAATAACTCAATACCTTATACCTATGTATAAATCAGCAGGGTTTTTAAAAAGTCTTGGTGTAAAAAGATTACAATTTGGTTTAGCAGGAGCAGGAGTAAGTGCAGTTAATGATCCTTATGAAGAAAACTTTTTTAACTGGATAGGAGAAAGATCAGATGTTGCAAAGACTATTGTAGATTTTATGCAAGCACCAAAAGAATATAACGAAGACGGAACTTTAAGACCAGTTCAAGAACGTATGGCAGCAAGAATGAGAGCAATGGCAAATGATTTTATTGTTGGTGAGTTATTAATTGGTGGTACTGCTGCTGGCATAGGTAAAGCAAAAGAGCCTGTAGGTAAATTTTTAAAAGAAACAATAAAGACTTCAGGGCTAGATAAAAGAACAGAAGAAATTGGTAAAGTTATTTTTGGTATTACTGACTATACAAAAGAAAGCATAGGTAAAAAAGGTAACGAATTGGTTGATTTTTTTATGGACAAAATGTATGAAATGAGAGCAGGAAACGTAAAAGGAAGAAACAAAATAGTAGCAAGATTAAAAAATATTCTTGCCAAAGATGGAGGAGATATAGGCGATTCAACCTTTGATATGCAAGATAATAACTTAATTGAAAATTTAAATATATATATGGAAAAATTAAAAACTAATCCAAAACTACAAAAATATTATTTAGGTGGAGATGGCTCTACATTGCTAGGTAGTCCGTTAAAGGGGTCGAAAATAACAAGAACTTTTAATGCTAGAGATTTAAACAGATATTTTAAAACTACTGTTCAAGGAAAAGATAAAGCTTTTGGAAATAAAGAAGCGATCGTAGATTTTATTGTTGCCAGAGGAGATGCAATTAAACAAAGCATAAATCCAAAGAGTAGAACATGGAAGTCTATGAAGGCAAAAGCAAGGACTCAACTGCCTTTAGATACTATTAATGCTTTATCAGACTTTGTAGAAACTTACGGTGATGGAGGAGAGATTGATTTAGAAGTAGCAATTATAGCTATGAATGACATAGTAAACGAAAGTGCAATAGTTGTAAGAGAACTAGCTAGTAAAATGGATAGCATGATAGCAATGAAGAAAGGCGGTAGTTTTGACAGCAAAGCTTATGATGTTGTTAAAAATGATTTTGCTTTTACTCTTAAATTCTTAGATAGTGTTTTAAATATAAAACGAAGAACTATTACTCCTATATCAAGAAGTCTTGCATTATCGAATGTAACCTCTGACAGAGTGCCACGAAAAGGTTTAAAAACTATCTTAAAATTAAAAAGTGAAGATGAAGCTGTAGATATTGCAAGAAAACAAGCTGCAAAAGAAATGGCAGATGAAGAAGATTTTTTAGGAGAGTTTGATGTAGAACAAATCTTAAAATTAGCAGATGGTGGAGATACTAAAGCTTTACAGCAAGTGGTAAGAAAATTACACTTAGCAGCTACTAATCCGAAAGCTTTGAAGATAATACTAAAACATCAAAAAGGTTCAGATGTAATGAAAATAACTAATCATTTATTTATAAATTCAATTTTATCTAATCCTGTTACACATCAAGTCAACTTAATATCTACAGGAATAAATACATTTGGAAAACCTATATCAAAATTAGTAGGAGCAGAAGACAATAGCACTAGAATGAGAGCTTTAAAAGATTTGCAATATCTAATGTCAACTTCTATAGAGTCTTTAAGAATGGCAGGTTTTGCTTTTAGAGCTAATAGAAATATTGTTGATGCAGGTCAATCAATACTAGAAAGCAAAACAGGTGAACGAATAATGATGGAATCTTGGGAGGGAACTAAAGGTCAACTTGGTAGAGCAATTATGGATACATACGGATTACCAAGTAGATTTTTAATGGCTGAAGATGAATTGTTTAAACAAATGAATTTTAGATCATATTTAAGAGCAAGCATTTGGGAAAGAACACAGAAAGAGATGGAAAAAGGTATAAGAAATTTTGCTAATAGAGGAGAGTACAATAAATATGTTAATAACCAATTTAATAAAATTATTAAGGTTATAAACAGAGAATCAATGGAGGGAAAGTTATCACAAAAGAATTTAAAATTATTTAGAGAAGCACAACAATATGCAGCAGAAGCAACATTTACTGAAGATTTGGCAGATGGTCACTACCTAAAAGCTTTTCAAAATGTTGTTAATGAATATCCGTTAGCTAGACAGATAGTTCCTTTTATAAGAACACCTATAAATATTATGAAGCAGTTTGGTAAAGCAAGTCCTATTGCTGCTTTTGGACAAACAGACTTAGGTAAAAAATTAAGAATTAGTGAATTAGGTTTTGTTAAAGAACATCTAGCAGAAATAGCATCAAAAGATAAAAGTGTAAGAGCCATAGCAATAGGTAGAACACGTTTAGGTGGGGCTGCTTGGGCGGGTGGTATAACTGCTGCTTTTCAAATAAACAATCCTGAAGCAGGAGTAGCAATAACAGGAGGTTTACCAAAAAATAAGCAACAAAGAGAAAATTTACTTGCAACTGGTTTTATACCTTACGCATTTAGATTTCTTGCTACTGAAGAAGATATAGCTAAATATGGAAAAGTTGACCCCAATAATAAAGTAGTTAGGGGCGAAAATGATGAAATTAAATATGTAAGAGGAGCAGATGGAAAAATAAAATATAAGTATGTTAGTTACAAGAGACTTGAGCCTTGGGCTAGTTATCTGGCTTTATCTGCTGACTTTGCAAGAATTGCACCATACTTAGGAGAAGACAGGAAATTAGAAAAAGAAGCTATATATCAAGTTATGCAAGCTGCTATATATGACAATTTAATAGATAAAACATTTATTTCTGGCATAGCAGAACTCTTACCCTTGTTTGAAGACCCCTCTAGGATGAACGGATTTGTTACTAGAAGAATTGCACAAATAGCTGTACCTTTTAGCGGTACAGGTAAGTTTATAAAAGGTGCAATTAATTCAGGAGCATATAATCAAAAACGTGACGGTAATATTCGTATTGATAAAAAAGTACCAAAAGGACAATTTGAAGGTGATTACAACCCTTTAATATTTGCAACTAGATTAGTAAATGAAATAGCAAGTCTTACTCCTCATGGAGATAAATTTGCAAGACCATTACAAAGTCACATTACAGGTAAGTTTGTAGAGATACCTATAGGATTTGGTAAAGATGAATGGAATGTATTACTTGATGGTTGGACATATTCAGGCATTTCTAACAATGACCCTGTTCTGTCAGTACTGCAAGAAACAGGAGGAGAGTTTGCACCCCCTGAAGATTTATTATTAAGTGATGATAATTTTGATAATCAATTAAGATTAAATAACGAAGAACTTGCTGACTTAATTTATGAAACTGCAAAGTTTAGAAAAGGCACATTGCAATTAAGAATGTATGAAAAGATGGAAAGATATATACAAAAAAATGACATACTGGTACAACTTATGAGAGGTAATGGATTAAAAATAGAGCTATCAGATATGGATATTAATATGAAAGCTGTTATTGCAAATATTGCAGGAAAAGATATAAATGAACTAACAAATAATGATTTTAGTAATAGTGACAGAGTAAATATGATGTATGCTGCTAGAGAACAACTAAAAGAAGGTTTACAAGAAATACATAATGATTACAAACAATCTGCTAAAAAATGGTGGATAAAGAATAGTAAAGTATTAGACCAAGAAAAGAGAGATAAATTTTATAACGATCAAAATAGAAATAAAAAACTTTATAGAGGTATAGTAGAAGTAAGCACAAATAGACTTCTTGAAGAATTTGCTGCTAAGTCTCTTATTAGTTAACAATGGCAACCAACACCACAAATACGTTTACTAACCACACAGGTAATGGAACTGAAGTAAATTTTTCTATTAGTTTTACATATATTTCTAAAACAGATATTGATGTAACAGTTGGTGGTGTTTTAAAAACTCAAGGTACTCACTATACAGTAAACGGTCAGCAGATTACATTTACTTCTGGTAATACTCCTGCTGATGGGGCTGCAATAAAAATACAAAGAGATACAAATATAAGTGTAAAGACAGTTGATTTTCAAGATGGTAGTGTACTTACAGAAGCAGATTTAGATAGCAATACAAATCAAACTTTATTTGCACAACAAGAGATTACAGATAAGTTAGCAGGTATAGAAGAAGGAGCAACAGCAGATCAAACAGCAGCAGAGATAAGAACACTTACTGAAAGTGCAAGTGATAGTAATGTCTTTACTGACGCAGATCATTCTAAATTAAATGCTATAGAAGCTGGTGCAACAGCAGACCAGACTGCTAGTGAGATAAGAACACTTGTAGAAAGTGCTAGTGATAGTAACGTGTTTACTGATGCAGACCATAGCAAACTTAATGGTATTGAAAGTGGTGCTACTGCCGATCAAACAAACGCTGAGATCAGAGCAGCAGTAGAAGCAGCATCAGATTCAAATGTTTTTACTGACGCTGACCATACAAAATTAAATGGTATAGAAACAGGAGCTACCGCAGATCAGAGTAATGCAGAGATTAGAGCAGCAGTAGAAGCAGCTTCAGATAGTAATGTCTTTACAGATGCAGACCATAGCAAGTTAAATGCAATAGAAGCTAATGCAACACAAGATCAAACTGCTGGTGAGATTAAGACTTTATATGAATCTAACAGCGATACAAATGCTCTTACAGATGCAGAAAAGACAGTTATCAATGGTGTTACTGCAAACACAACAGAGTTAAATAAATTAGATGGTTATACAGGATCTACTGCTGATCTAAACATTACTTCTGGTATGGCAAAGCAAACTACTATTACCAATAGTGATAGTGCTTTTCCTACTTCTGGTGCAGTTGTAGATTTCGTAGCTAATCAAATAGCTCCTGTTGGTGGACTAGAAGTTATAGCAGATGAAGATAGTTTCCCTGCAACACAACCAGTATCAGGTGTCGTTATAAGTATTGCAAACATAGATGGTCTTATAGTTAACTCTAGTGGTGTTGCTTCTAACGCAAGAACTGTAGGTAGTGGATCTGATAACGTAACTATCAACAACTTCCCTGCAAGTCTAAGAAGTAAAACTATGGCTGCTGAGTTAGGACTTTTAGTTAGTTCTACAGGTGCAAGTCAGGTATATAACTACCATAAATTATTAGCAAAAGAAGCAGATGTAGAGCAGCTAAGTAATGATATAAATGATTTTGCCGCTAGGTATAGAGTAGGTTCTAGTAACCCTACAAGTGACCTTGATGCTGGTGATTTGTTTTACAATACATCTACAAATAAATTATTAGTCTATAACGCTACAAATAGTGCTTGGGAAGAAACACAGTCTATAGGAAACTTCTTTATATCTACACTCAGCCCTGCATTTGATGGCAGCACTCAAAACTTTACAGTTACAAATGCACCAGCAAACGCACAACAAATACTTCTAAGTATCAATGGTGTTATACAGAAACCTAATGCTGGTACTTCTACTCCGTCAGAGGGTTTTGCTTTAGATGGCAGCACTATAAAATTAGCTGCTGCACCAGCAAGCGGTAGTGATGCACACGTTGTAGTCTTAGGATCTACAGTTAATATTGGAACTCCAAGCAACAATACTGTAACGTCAGCAATGATAGTTGACGGAAGTATTGTAAATGGCGATATATCACCCTCTGCTGCTATCGAGGGTACAAAGATAACCCCAACAATAAATAAACCTATACAGCACTTATATACTGGCAATACGATAACCTTTACTGTTACTGTAGCCAGCAAAGATGCTACGCATAGATATAACGGAACTGGTAGTGGTAATGGATATAAAATAGATGGTAAATTTGCACCTTATTTAAAACTTATAGCTGGCATAACTTATAGGTTCGATCAGTCAGATGGCAGCAATAGTGGACACCCTTTACGTTTTTATTTAGAAGCAAATAAAACCACAGCTTATACAACTAACGTCACGACAAATGGAACTGCTGGCAGTAGTGGTGCTTATACGCAGATATTAATAACAGATACAACACCAGCAACCTTGCATTATCAATGCTCTGCTCATGGATATATGGGTAACTCTGCTGAAACAGGAGGACTTGTAGCTACTGATCTGGTCAATGACACATCACCACAGCTAGGTGGTGACTTAGATTGTAACGGAAATGAGATTCTTCTTGATGATAATACTGCTGTAAAAATTGGTGATAGTTCTGATTTAAGATTGTTTCACAACGGAACAGATAGTGAAATAAAAAACTTTACTGGAAAACTGTATATCTTTGCAGATGAATTATTTTTAGCATCTACTGCTGCTGGAGAACCATACTTTAAAGGCACTTCTAATGGTGCAGCAGAACTGTATTATAATTCTAGTAAAAAGCTTGAGACTTATTCAGGTGGTATAACAGTTTCAGGTCATGCAGTTATAAATGGTAATACTGCACAAAGAGATGGCGATAAACTTCAACTTGGTAATAGTTCAGACTTTAAACTTTATCACGATGGAAGTCAATCTTACATTACAAATACTGGCTCTAATTTAAATATAGGAACAACAAGTGGTAATAATACACAAATATATGGAAATAATAGTGTTAGATGGTTATTTACTTATGATGGACATTTTTTACCAAGTGCAAATAATTCTTACGATATTGGAACTACCAGTAACAGAGTTAGAAACATCTACACCAATGACCTTAACTTATCTAACGAAGGTGGATCAAATGATGTTGACTCAACTTGGGGAAGTTATACTATACAAGAAGGAGCAGAGGATTTATTTTTGATTAACAGACGCAATGGCAAGAAGTACAAATTTAATTTAACGGAGGTAAACTAATGTCTATATTTCTAGGTGGTACTGGTTCTGCTAATGAGTTAGATGATTACGAAGAAGGAACTTGGACTCCAGTTCCATCTCTTACTTATAATCCAAATGGTAGAAGTATAACTCTAGGTACAAGTTCAGGAACTTATACAAAAATTGGAAGGTTGGTTCATGTTGAATTTCGTGCTGTCTGGACAGCTATTTCTGGTGGTGGAGGTTATAATGTAGGTGTTGCTGGATTACCTTTTTCTGCTAATGGGACAGTTCAAACTTCGGGTGGTGCTGGCCGTAGTAATGTAACTGGAAACATGTTTGTAATGGAAAATGTTAATAGCTCACAAATTGAAGTTCTTAGAATGTATAACAATGGTGGTCCTAATGAAAACGATGATATAGCTGGTTTTGCTGTTTATCATATATAGACCGAAGCTACGTCTATAAACTAAGCCCTTACACTAACTGACTATGGGATTAACACAAGTATCAAAAGATGGTGTCAAGAATGATGCCATAGACGCAAGTAAACTACCAGCAAACTCAGTTGGTGCAAGTGAACTGGCAGACAACGCAGTTGACACTAATGCCATAGCAAACAACGCTGTGACCGCAGGGAAGCTTGCTAGTGGTGTTACAGACTTATCTAACGATACAAGTCCACAGCTAGGCGGTCAATTACAAAGTAATGGTCAGCATATTAATCTTGAAGATAATGATAAATTAAAATTAGGCACTAACGGAGATACAGAGTTATATCATAATAATACTGACGGTAAGATTGAAAACCATACTGGTGATCTATATATAAATAACGTGGGAGCTAATAGTGATGATATTATAATTAGTGCTAAAGATGATGTTAGTATTCAAATTCAAAATGGTGAACAAGCGATATGGGCAAAAGGTGATGAAGGAGTAAGGCTATATTATGACAATAGTCAAAAACTAGAAACACAAAGTTATGGAATAAATGTTCAAGGTGTTAATTCTTATAATGCACAAATAAAAATTCACAACCAGCCTACTATTGGTAGATCATATTGGGGTTGGGCAAACAATCAAAGTTATACTGGTACGTTAATAGGAAGAACTGACAATACTGTTGCTTCAACCATTTTTATGGGAGTTGACACAACTGGTAATGGTGGTGGTAGCTTTGGTGGAATGGGTAGTGAAATAGTATTTAGAAGAGATCATATTTTTACAACCCCTAATGCAGCAAATAACAATTTTGTTACTTGCATGAGATTTGGTAGAG